ATATCCACCTTTGTAAGTCCAAACATTGCGATCAACTCGCGTTGAAATTGAATCAATATCCTGGCGTGAATAAGATCTGTTTAATGAAAGTAATTTCAAGCAAAATTCGCGCGATTCCGTTTTCACCGCCGGAACATCGGTTCTTGTCCGATACGAATAACGAACTTCGAAATCAGCAATTTCGATTTGAAGATCTTCAAGCAATGATTCACCAAGATTTGTTGTGTTTCCCTTTTGGTAAAGTTCCCAGGTTGTTAATTGATTGATTGATTTCGCAACCGCTTCGATATTTGTGTTCAATGCCTTCGCAATTGACGTTGAATCTTCGCCCTTTTTTAATAAATTCAAAACATTCTTGTCAAAATCTTTCATCTTGATTTTAATTTCGCCGATTGTTTCGAACATCAATTCTTGTCGTGAAAAAACTTCTTCGCTCGATGTGTCCCAAGCAATTGGATGCGTTGAAATAACTTTGTAATTATCTTGACTTTCGCCGAATTGTTCAAATACTGAAAATTCATCGTCTTTTTTAGACAATGAAACAACCGCCGGTTGAACTGTGGTTTCTTTTGCAACCGATTTCAACGGCAATACATCAACTAATTTCACTTTTCCAAGATAGCCACCAAGTTCCGCCATGTAATTAAGCATCCATTCAATCCGTTTTTGACGTGTTGAAACGTATGTTGTTTTGAATATTTCGAATAAGTCGCCGGATTCGGCCGCGTTGAACGATCCTTGTTGCATAACTCCGAACAATGTCGGTGCGGTAACTGAATGCGCAACCAAGATGTTTTGTTGAACCGATGCTGCCGTCACTTCATAACGCTTGTCAAGATCATTGCCGTTCAATTGTTGAACGGTTGGCGCTAAATCTTTTCCGTCGGAAAAAGTGATAATAATTTCGCCGGCGTCTTCGACCGATTGCGTTCGTCCTTTTATTGATTCGGTGATTCGATGCAATTCTTCGGTTGATTCCGGGAATCCGGACGGCATATTGATAAGCGTTCCGGACTTGAATCCGTTTTGCAATTCGTACATGTGAAATTTTGCGATGTCGCAATCCGTTTGAATAGCCGTTAACCCGCCGTTGTATGTTGGTTTCGGATAAATTCCTTTTTCTTTTCTTGATTTCTTTGACGGTTCTTTGTAATATATTACGAATTGTCCGGTTCGGTTTGTTTCATCCAATGCAGGAAACATTCGAAGGTTTGTTTTTTCAGCGCTTTGATTCATTGCCGTCCAATCGTCCGACAAATAATAAAACCTTTCATCTTCGGTCATTCTTATTGCGTCAACGTCCAAGTATTCCCACTTCGCGACGCGTGTTCCTTCGCGATTCCAAGTACCTTTGACCGCAAAACCGCCGAAAAGTTCGAAGTCGAATGCCAATTGTTCGGCAATTTCGTTCATGTCAAAGTCCGAATACTGGTTGTCGATGAAAGCTTGCATGTCACCGGTCACAACTTCAAGGCCACCACCGGCAATGTAAAAAGTTTTCGTCTTGACAATTCCTTGATGCCATGCCGATCCATTGAAAAGGTCGATTAAAAAATAAGGATAATCGTTTTTCTTTCCCCACTTGATAAAACCAAGGGCGCGGTCTTTTTCCTCGTCCGGTTTGATAAATTCTTTCCGGAAGGAAAGCGAAGTCATTTTAATTTTATTGTTCATATATATTGAAGTAAATCGGTGAATCGTATTCATTAGCCGGTGAATCAAGTTCGATGACTTCGGCGCGTCCGGTTTCAACCATTGAAACGGTCAAGGCCGGATCGAGATTCCCTGGCGATTGTTGTTCGTAAATGTTATAAATATAATATCCGTTGTAATCAAAATTCACGTCAACGCCGTCAATCAATAAAAATTCATCAAAGCGCGGTGTTGCGGTTGAAATATTATTCAAAACGCATCGATATTCCTTGAAGCTTTGTTCATGGATGAACTCAAATAAGTAACTTGGATTCGGAATCGTTGTCAATTCCGTCACCGTCACTATTAATGGCGTCGTTCCGTTTCTTTGTATTAATAACATTTTCTTTTTTTATTAGTTTTGGTTTTTCGTGTTCGTAAATGTCAAAGATTCCAAGATTGCAATATAATTCTTCTTTGCCTTCTTCAATGACAAAGAATCTTGACATTACTGGCGACCAACATTTCGCGCCGATATATTCCTTTTTTATTTTCATAGTGTTAAAATTACAAAAAAAAAGGGAAAGAAATAATTTTTTCCTTCCCTCTTTAAATTAACCAAACTAAACTTCTTAAATAACCGGTGATTGTTGTGTCAACAATGTTGCGTAAACGCCAGGTGCAACATCAGGAACTGCGTCGTTTTCCATTCCGTTAAGAACGACAACATGTCCACGTCGATCGCTTTTAAGAACGCCAGAAGTGTATTCATTCGCATCAGCGATTTGAAGTCCTTCGCCGAATCCAAGCGCAACAATTGTTCCGTCAGCATTTTCAACCAAACAAACAACTTCGTTTTGTGCCAACAAGTGAATTTCACTTCTTAATTCTTTGTTGTCGGATGCAAGGATCATTGATAAACTTTGTTCATACCAAAGTGTTCCGTTGTTCTTGTCAACTTTAATTGGTGCGGTGTAACTTGACAAATTGCTTTTCAACTTGTAAAGGAATGTTTCACCGGAAACAGTCAAGGCCGTCACTTCATTTGCTAAAACAGTCGATGCAGTCACCGCACCCAATGGGAACAATAATACCGACTTGATTCCGCCTTTTCCGTTTGTACATGTCCGGTCATTATAACCGGCGATCATATCACATAAACTCATTTTTTTTTATTTTTTAATGAAGGCCGGTTGCCCGGCCGTCGTTGTTTATAATTTATTTAATTAGCTCGGTGAAGATGTTCCGTTCCAAACTCCGATTTGATCCAAGAAAGGAACTTGAACGCCAGCGCGGAATTTAGATCGTAAATAAATCACGTCGTCATCGAATGAATACCAAAGGTCGTAAGATTCGAAGTCCGAAGATAAATCCGTTCCGAATACAAAGTGACTTGATTTTCCAGTATAGATATTATCAGTTCCGTTCAATCCGTTCACTTTAACAATTCGCATGTTTGATCCTGGTAATAATAATTCGTTCATTGTTGCGAATTCACCTGGATTGAAAGAATATAAATTTAAGTCAACTAAATTCTTCAATAACAAGTTGAAATTTTCACGACCGGTCATGCAAATGAATTCTTCGCCTTCGGCAACATTCGCCGGTGTGTTGGTGAAACATTCATAAAATACATCGTAAGCGTTCGAAACTGTAATCGCTGCCGTTGACGAAGTGTTCAAATTAACACAACCACCGACAACCGTTAAAAATTGTCTAAATCCGTTCATGAAAGCAAGGTTTCCAGAACCGGAAACTTTATTACCATTCCAAATTAACTTGTCTAATTCTCTTGCATGAAGCTTCAATAAATAATCAGTGATTTGCGCTTCGAAAGGTAAAGTTTTGTCTTCGGCCATTGCGCCTGGTGTTAACGCGATTTGCGCCCAAAAACCGGCAAGGTCTTTTTGACAAAATTGTTTCATGTAACCGATTGTTTCAACCGATATGTCACGTTGTGTGAATACGGTGTCACCGTTTGCTGTCATTGTACAATCGCCAGTTTGATAAAGGATTGAATCGTCCATTAAGTTTAACGCTTCGCTTCCTTTGATTCCTTGTTGGATTGCAATATACTTTAATGTTTCGGCTTCCGTTACGGAACGAACAATTAAGTCTTCGCGAATTTCGTCCGTGTACGGCGATAATGCGGAAACATCGTAATCAAACGATGTTTTAAGGTATTTTTTTAGTGACATTTTTATTTATTTTTATTATATTTTAACCATTGTTGTTTGGCTGTCAAGTTGCCAACTTTTGAGAATTTCTCGGTTTCATTTGTGTTGTTTGTCGGTGCGGACTTGAAGGTCTCGAATTCACCTTTCAAAGTCGCGATTTCATTCGACAAATTATTGTTTGAATCGGCAATAACTTTCATCATTTCGGCAACCGCTTCGATGCTTGATGCGAATGATTCTAATTTTGCATTGATTATTGATTCAACTTTTTCAGTTGACATTTGTTCTTCAACTGGAACTTCTTCGGTTTGTGCAACCGCAGCATCGGGCTCGTCAATTATTTCAACAATGATTCCGTTGGCATCAACAACAACCGAAACGCCTTCAAGGTCACCGCTCAAAGCGTGTGTTCCTTCCGGTGCTGGTATTGTTTCCGTTTCCGTTACAACAAAAAGCGGTTGTCCAACTTCCAACATGTCAAATTCAACGATTGTTCCGTCCATTAAAGTTGCTTGTTCGAATTTTTGCGAAGCGCTTGCGAATGATTGTTTCATTTCAGCAATTAACTCCATTACTTTTTTAAAATTCTTGTTCATGTTTATTTGTGTTTATATCTATTATGTTTAATTGTTCGTAATTTGTCTTAAATATTGGTTGATTTTATTTCTTTGCATTGCGGTAGTTGATTGTTCAATCAATATTATATTTGCGTTTTCCGTCAAATCATTGATTTCACTTCGTGAAAATTGGTTGTGTTCAATGATAATATCATTTGAATCAATTTTTGATCGCAATGCTTCGATTTGTTTGACCATGAATTCATTTTTATTCATTGCATTTTTTACGATTGCTTTTTTTGCAACATAATTTTGCAAGGAATTTAATATCATTTTATATTTATCCATTGATTTGCAATTTTAATTTTAATAATTCCGTAAAAATCAAGGCCATTTCTTGTTCTTCTTTTGTATCAATCAAGTTGAAAACGCCTTCAATCGAGAATCCGTTGAACTCGCCGTTCTTTGCTTTGTCAAATAATTCTTTGTCGGTCACCTTATAAGAAACAATCCACGATCCGTCGTTGGCGTCCTTGAATCTTTCCGGTGCGGTGAATCCTTTTGCCTCGTCGATTTGATAAGAATGAATCATGAAGATTGATTTGACGATTCGATTCGGATTGTGTTCCAAGTTTACGTTGTTGAAATTGTCTTTCCTGGCGTAATCAAAAATAATGTCTTTAATTGCTTGCTTTGTAAAAACAACATAATATTCCTCGCCGGTTTCTTGGTCGAATCGATAAATCGGCGTATCGGCCGAAATAGCCAGGCCGGTAATTACTTGTTCTTCGTCGTTGAATTCGAATGCCTTTTGTTTTGAAAATGTCATGAAGTTCTTTTCATGCGCCGGCATTGAAACAAGTGAATTGAAAGAAACGGTTGTTTCTTCATCCAACAAGTCAATTGATATTTCGTATATTGGTATTTCTTTCTTCATATTATATTATGTATTTTTGTTCGATGACTTTTGTATTTCCTTATAAAAAACGAACATCCGATTTCGAATTGATTCAATCAATCCGTTGGATTCGAATGTCTTTTCCCCTGGCAAAGATTTTCACAATTGGCGACGAAATCGAAGGCGTTCAAAATATTCCTTGTCCGGTCTTTTCAAACATTCGCGGTGTCGATGTGACAAACAAGATTTTAACCTTTGCAAATCAAATCGGCGGTAAATTCATTTACATGAATGATGACTTCTTTGTCACTCCGAAGCTTCGCGCCGATGTTCCAATTTATAACGGTGAAATAATTATCAATTCAAAACATCCGGGACATTATCAAATCGCTTGCAAAAATTCGATTGAATTCTTGGAATACTTTGGTCATTCAATTTATAATTTTGAAACACATTCGCCGGTGTTAATGGATGCGAAAAAATTAATCAAAACATTTTCAAAAGTTAATTGGCAAAATGACAACCATTTCATTAAATCAATTTATCTAAATTCAAACCTTCCGAAAAATATTCGACCTGGAACAAACTTGAAGATTCCAATTGGTGACATTGCGAAGGCCGAATTGTTCCTTCGCGATTACGGTTGTTTTTCTTCAAGCGATGAATTCATAAATTCGTCCGGCGGTTTGTGGATCAAAAACTTGACTTTTGTTCTTGAACGGCCACCTTGTTTTGAGTAGATGAAATATCGTTTTCCAAAACGAATACTTGAACTGGTTGCGATGCGGTTTGTGCATCTTGAAGAAGTCCACTTGTTGACGTTCCGGTTGTCGGTGTCGATGCGGTAAAACTTGAACCGCTTGTTCCGGCCATTGATCCACCACCACCACCACCACCGGAAACGCTCGGCATTGTCGGCGCCGTTCCGCCTTGATATTTTTGATTTGCAATTGCAAGCGCTTGCGTCACTCCGATAATTCCGGCGGCGGCGATTGCAGCAATACCAGCCGGCGAAGGCGGCGGCCCAAATTCCGCGATTCCTTTCGTGATTGCCGATGCGGTGTCCATTGCAACTTGCGCAAGCTTGATCGCTTTGTCACGGTTAAATT